TTTCACATCGTTCTCATACCGAGTGTCATACATGGTGTTAAATCCAACCTGTATAATTTTCTGAACCTCGGGAGAATTTAAAAGCTCCGGCGTAAGTCCCTCGGGCAAGGCTGCTTTTGCAGCGTCAGTACTAAAATCTATTATTGGGTCCACGTTCGTTTTCCTGTGTTTGCGGGTTTTTTTAAGTTAAGTGCATCGGGATTATTTGAACCTCTCCCGTTATCCAATCGCGTACGATTTCATCGTTTACTATCGGTCGGCCAAAATCATCATCGATTCCGACCAGCGCTAGACCGGTGTTTTCGTCGGCAGTGTAGCAGCGACGGACCTCCTCGCCATCGACAATAACTTTATATCGCTTCAGTTTCGGAATATTCGGATCATAACCAGGATCACTAGGTATAACCGATATTCTGTTTTTTTTCGGCTGATCGTCAATAAATGGGGTTTTTTCTACAACCGGTTTAATAGGGTCGATCACTATCATTCTGGTAGCTCTGCAAGTGTTAACGGTCGATAAGTCCGCTCGTCAATCAGATCCTCAAGCGAATCTATTTTGCCATCGCGCAACAACTCGTAGCGCTTTCTACCAAGGTAGTTGCGCTTCTCCTGTTCCGTCCAGCGGTCAAAGAACTGCGAGATTGTATCCGTGGTCTGGCCGATCTTTCTCTCTCGTTCTTCCTTCGGGATATCTTTGACGGGTCGGTCATCACGGACAAACGGCCTTGACTGCCTGGTTCTCTCCGGGTCGTCCTCCGGTATCTTTAGACAGCGGCAATTGTGAGTTACAATTCCATCGGCAACATAAGCTCCGCTCTCGGTCTCAAGGTTATAAACATGCCCTCGAAAATCGCAAACATCGATGCCGATTATTTGATCAATGAATACGTCACCTCCGGGAAGTCCTGCAAGGAGATCGGAAACCAGCTTGGTGTCTCTGAGGATGTCGTCAGGCATCGCTTGGAAGCCTGCGGAATCCCCCGGAGGAGAGGAGGCACCACCAACAAAGGGCGAACGTGCATTGCCCGAAGAAAAGCCCTCGACGAATCTGCGATCATCAAGCGGTATACCTCTGGAGAATCCGTTAACGCCATAGCCATAAGCCTCGGGGTGTCCAGAAATGTAATCGGATTGAGACTCAAAACTAACGGCATTGTTCTCAGGACTCAAAGCGAAGCCGAGACTCTCAAATGGTCCCAAATGACTCCCGAGCAGCGCGCGCATCAAACCCGCCTCGCGCATACTGCTAACCAGGGTCCGAAAACATTTGAGACCCTTTGCAAATTCGCCAAAGGTCGACAGGCCTGTCATAGCAACGTGTCTGCCGCTGAAATCGAACTCCGGGACACTTTGACCGAACGCGGAATTGATACCATTCAACAACTCGCGGTCGGCCCGTATAATTGCGATCTCGCTGCCGACTCCGTCGCCGTGGAAATATACGGGGGAGCATGGCACTTCTACGGTCATCACTTGATCAGAGCGTCGAAACGAATTCGATATCTCTTTGATAGGGGTTTTGATGTGTTCGTTGTTGTTGTTAACTACGGACCCAACACAACCGTCATTAGCAGCGCTGATTACGTGGCCGACTTCATAAAGTCGAGACGCGGGAACGAATCCGGCCCGCGTCAATATCGGATGATTCGGGGAGCAGGTGATCTTCTTGCCACTTGCAGTTCTGACGATGATGAGATCCCCGTCAAACCAGCGTTCACTAACCGCCGCAATTCGATCACTGGTCGTTATGAGAGCGTCGCCCGGTAAGCACTTTGGATGCATCGGGTACGGTGGAGCCTCCCCTATTGGGTACGGACTGTTGGTCTCTGCAATCATGCATCGAACGCAAATTCGGAAATCGAGAGTGCCCAACCAGGTTACATGCTCGACCCGGTTGCGTTGGTACACTTTGTCGGCGGCTATGTCCGCGCCACCGTTGATAATTACATCAATCTCCGGCCGCAACACGCGTTCATTACGCCAAAACAAAACACCATCACGAAAGTTATTCGACCGATTGCCACGGATCAACCGACCCATGGATTGTGGCGAGTTGATTGCCGCCGTTGCCGATGTCTGTATCACACGCCTTAGAATTTGCTGGAAAGCATAGGCAAACCGTTCATTCAACGACGCGCCACCCACAGCGATAGCGGCAAGTCCTGCAGCCGATGGCGGTTCCTGGTCTGGATCCACTGCGTTTTGAACCACAATCACTTCGCGATCGAGTAAACCCCGGGTCGCCTGCTGCGTGATATCTTCCGCCAGGTCGCGAGACTCTCGCAGTATCCGGCGAATTTCGTTCAGTAGTTCTTGTGCAGCCGGGTTGCCTCTGCGGCGCTGTGAAAACGCGAGCAGCTGCGACTCGTCACCATCCTCGCCAAAGTCCCGCAGTAACTGCACCAAGGCCCTATCTTGTGGCCCAAGCTCCTCGATCACGTCGTTGTAGGTTTGCGTGATATAGCGTTGAATGTACAGCCTGCGCTTTAGCAGTTTGTCGATGTCCCGCTGGTTCACTCGCCTGCTGTCTCATCCGGGTTTGTGGCGTCATTCTGCCCGGCTCTGCTGCCTCCGCCTGCGCTTTTGCCAATTACCCGCGGCGCAGTGGCACCAAGCATACCCAGCCCGCCCGATTGCTCTCGATCGCTGGTCAAAAGCGCCCTGATCTGGTCATCGTTGAGCTCTGTCAATTCGGCTCTGCGCGCAGCCTCCCACAATACCGATTGAGGCAAATTGAACGAATTAATCATGTCGTTCAGTATCCTCAATTGCTCCGGCGTGTAGGTCTCGCCAAAGTCCGTATTGATTCGGAAATCCTCCGGCTCTGGCATGCCTCCCCATTCGGCGCGAATCTTCTGCGCTTTGGTTACTGCCAAGCTTACCGATCGCGCGATCGTGTATACCGAGGCATGCTGTGTTGATTGCCTCATGGCGATTGCTCTCGCTGCCTCTGCCGCTTTGCTCGCCTGCGTTAGCCGGATAGCATACGTTTCAGCCTGTTCAAGCTCCCAACGCATGCCCTCGACCATTTTGTCGATGTCGGATCCGTCGCACTCCAAAATACCCGCTTCGGCGTGTTCACTCTCGCCCAGGTTCCACAATGACATCGGCCCGACACCTATTGCCAAAATATCTTTATAGGTTTTCTCGTCGACGCCTTTGACCCAATGCTGTGTTACTGCAGACATATAAACTGCCAGTTCATACTGTGCGGACTTGCGGAAAAACGCGAACGCACATCGCGCGACTGGTAGCAATGGGATAGGGTCGAGGCGAGGTTTTAAATCAATGGAGCCTGGTGTAATTATCGGCCAGGTTTTAATAGGTAATATTTTCGGGGTAGCTAACGACACCTGCCCACCACCTTCAGAGAGGAGGAATCGCGAGACCTTTATCGATCCGTTTTCTAGCCGTTCATATTCACGATAAACCGTTTCGGTGTCGTGCTCGTACTTGTCGTTTCCCGCGGCAAGCCTGGACTCCTTTAGTACCGTCAAGGTCGGTTCTTTTTCGTTTTCCGACCTCCAGTTGGTTCTGCACTCTGGTTCATAGGTCGCGATGTAAGGTGCCCCGCCATCCTCTGGCGCATCAACCACAAACACGTCGAGGCCTTTGCTCGATACCGTGGCAACCGAGTCTCTGGCAAGCGCCACATTGCTTTGCCCTGTGTTGGTGATCTCCGTGTCCTCATCCGCTCCGTGCGGATCTTTTTCAAAACACAGCCCGACAATTCCGGTTCGCGCCTGGTTAGTGATCGCAGGGAAACGCGCCCGATTGACATACTCGGAGAACACCTCTCCGTGCTTGTCTTCGCCTGATTTCTCCAGCTTTCGCATCCCTGCGGTTTTTGTTATGTAATTACTATACGCGCCGTTTGCGATACGGCTTGTTGCTTGTATCTGCGCTGGCGTTAACCCAGCCCCGGAACTCCTTAACGTGATGTCCTTTAAAGTCTCTTCATCTTCAAATGCATGCTCCATTCGCAGCCAACGACGAGTAAACTTTTCATATTGCGGGTGCTCTGTGTCAATTGGCATGGTTAAGCCCTTTAGCTCATAAAACCGGTTGTCATTCTTGATGTGGCTGGACGCCTCACCGGATGGACCTTGTGCACGTAATACCCTCCGGCGTCGGGATGATGATCGACACCGCTTTTCTTGTCAGGCTCTCCGCTGTCATCATAGACCTGTTGTTCCAGGCCTTTTACAAACTCTGGACAACCCTTTGTGCTCACAAAAACATTACCTTTTGCAAGCCCGAGGTTCATCGACTGAACCCGGTTCTTTACCCGTGGGTTAACGGTGCTCATGACAACGGTGTGTCCCGCCGCTTTAATCAGTGATATATCGGATTCAGAGGCGTTGCTCGATGATCGGTTGTCGCCTGATGCATCCGGGTAAAATTCAAGTTTGTGGCCTTTCAGCTTTTTTTCACAGGCCTCTAACAAGTCGGGAGTATCCAGCAAGTTTTTAAACTCTGCAACTGCATGAGACTTATCGTCACGTTGCACAAATATCACTGATGCCATTTTTCCTACATTGAAATCCTGCCCTATGAAAAGCGGTTCACCTGGTCGAATCACGTTACCGTCGATGTCGAGTTCTGCGCGGCGCATTTTGATACCGGTGTCGCACCGATCGCGATCATACTGCCGATATACGCTGCCGCTGGTGAGGTTCACAAACTGGCCCATTAGATAGGCATCCACCAGTGGCGAGTCGTCACCGTAGGTCTCAATCAGCGAGTCAATATAATCGTCTGGTATGTTCGCTTCGTTGTCGTAGGTCGAGGCCTGCATCAGTTTGTAGCTGTCTGACTCCTGCGCCTTGAACCGGTCGTAAACAAACCGGAAACCCTCGGGAGTCGTTGTTACATCGATCCCATTGCGAACACCGTCAGATTTGTAGCTCATTCTGGCGATAATTTTTATCCATGCCGCCTCTGCCTTCGCTTTTGTCATGGTGTCGACTTCGTCGACTAAAGCGTCACCGATTTTAAATCCGTGTATGGTCTCTGGCTTTTCCATCGATCGACAAATGATTGTCGATATCCAGCGGCGCCCGTTGTACAGGTGCACTTCCTTGTTGCTTTCCTTTATCTCGCACCACACACCCGGCATGGTGTCGCAGACCTCTCGAATCGTCGGGTAGAAGATATCCCTTATCTGCGGGTAAGTCGGTGCAAAGTACCCTTGATTAATACCCGGATGTTGTAGCGCGAACATTATTCGGAGCACGACACCGACCCAGGTTTTGCCACCTCGATAACCGGCAACGTAAGCCTTGAATTTTGAGTTCAGTTGAACGAACTCTGTCTGCGGTTTATTGAGTGATATCTGAATTTTGTTCATGGTTCTTTTACCGGAGGCCTTACCCGAGCATCAACGGTTACAAACTCGATCGCCTCCACCGGTATAGCATCCTCGTCAGCGTCGCCCTTTGGCGAGTCCCAGGTGTTACGCCAGCTGTCGCGCTCGCGGTTCTTTAGCCACATGAACGCCGCCACATGATCTGGTGCAACGTGCTTTTTTGATGTGACCGTTTTACTCGAAACCAAAACCTTAACGATTTCACCTTGCTCGGTTTTATATTCAAAGTTTTCAGTTGTGGTTGTATCAGTATAACTGAACCCGATAGCGCGCCTTAGCAGTGCTTTCCTCGCGCCGTTGTTCGCGATCTTTTTGCCGAGTGCTACTTGATCCTTGAACTCTGGTTTGTCCCGTTGCCAGTTCTCAATGGTGCCTATCGACACACCGAGGAGTTCAGCCAGGCCCGCGTCAGTCGCGCCAAGCTTCGCGCCCTTGTAAGCCAACTCCAGAAAACTATCGTCCCACTTCGAGGGGCGCCCTCTGGCTTTTTTGCGCTTGCGGCTGACTCGGCGTTTTTTTTTAACTGTCGCCTTTTTCTTGGCGATCGCTTTTTTCTTTGCAGGCATTTTTTACTTATCGATAGATGCCGTATTTTTAATGTGTTTATCGTCCGTGATCACCAGGTCTACGGCTGTTATCAAATATCGCTCTGGCACTGCTGCGTTACTTTATGTGCCGCTCTATGCGGTCAATGATGCGATCAGCTCGATCATGCACCTGTAGGCACCAAAGCGATTCACCGAGCTCTGGTTTCAATCCGTTTTTGTAATTCATCTCCAAAGCGGCCCGGCGCCAATCCTGAGTGCGGAAGGCAGTAACAGCGCTTGGAAACAATCGAAACAACTTGCTACCCATGTTAAACAGGATGTTCACCAGGCACTGCACGACATCGAGAGGCATAGCGGATAATTCCTCATCAGTAAATCGCCGCAAATCGCTATAAACTTTAGTGTGAAGCTCCTCAAAAAAATCCGACAATATCATCGGCGTTTCAACTGGTGTGCCTTCCGCGCAACCGTGCAGCGGGTGTTGATCTGTAATCAAGCATCCGACACCTGACGTTGCATAACCTAAAGTGTCTTTATACGTCACCAGATATATGCCCTCATCGATAACGAGTTGTGGCACCTCGTTACAGATCGCCCTGATAACTTTTTTCTCTACTCTCGAATTAACGTGCATAAAAGATCTCCTATAACTGATACGGTTCAAGCTTTGAATTGCTGTCCATTTCGGGTAACACTCTTTCACCGATTTCTGGTGTGCTTAAAAACCAATTGTGCGGCAGCTCTGACATTATCCAACCTCCTCATCTTCTGAATTGGCAATCACTGCCAGCTGACGTTCGACCTCGCTTGCGATAGCGCCTCGTAGGATCATCGATAGCGGGTCACTGTTGTCTGTCGGCATTGGCATTGACGGCATGCCCTGACCCGCATCAGCGCCTTTTGCAAATGCATTTTGCAACTCCCGGTTTAATTCTTCACCCTCCATCAAAACCGCTTCCTTGATAAGCTCCTGCCCGATATCCGACAATGGTTCAAGCGTGGCACCATTGTTCACGAACCACTGCAGCGCAAGATAGTCGTCTTGACCATCTACCTGTACGGTTACCTCGCGAGTTTTTACCGCGCTTTCCGGTTGGTTCACGCCATCGATATAATAAACAAACCAGCGCCCTGTCGGTTTAACAATCATTGGACTACCCTCAGTAGTGACGGTCCCATGTACCCTGTGACACCACCAGGAAAGCGGGTTACCTCGGTGCCCTTATCGTTAAACACGCCGATAACCATAAACCACCCCTGATCATCGTCGACGCCGGTCACAACAACTTTTGTTCCTTTGCTAAGTGATGTGATTACATCAAATGTAGTTTGTGGTCCCTCTCTGACATTCCCATCCCCGACCAATTCATACTGCAGTCCTTCGAAAGTCTCCCGATCGAGCCCAGGCTCTTTCAATGAATCAACAATGAAACTTGCGCTTTGAGCCTGACCCGCGGTTAGCTCTGTCTTCATTTCAAACACTGTTTGGCTTAAATTATCGACCTGCTTTGACAACACGGATACTGAGCTTTGCAGGCTTGCCTGGTTGTCTGGTGTTTTGAACGTGACGAGAAAAACGCCGATAAATACACCGGCGATAAAAGCACCAATGAAACCAAGCGCAAAAAACCATTTGTTCTTGTGGCTTACAGCCTTTGCGACGCGTTGTTGTTGTCTTGCATGGTCAGTGAGGTTTACAGGAACGGCGTCGAGATCTGGAATTCCTCGATCGCGATTCAGTTGCGATGATTGCGATGCTTCGGCAATTCTTCGCTGTATATCTGCGGTATGGTCCGGGTTGGGCGGCGTTGTTTCTATCATCTATTTTTTATCCTGTTCACTGTTATCCGACTTTAATTCCGCGGCCATGATATCAGTTTTCGCTTTTGAGCTTGCCGAGCTACCAAAAAAGAAATCATTTTGGGAACTCATTTGTTTGAGTAGCGCCCCGATCACCATAGACAACACTGTGTTAACCGACATAATCACAGCCGCTTCAATCTTGAAATAAGCCCCGACAAATATCACCACAACACCACCAACGAGACACGCAACCATCAACCGGTAGGTGTCTTTAATTATTGTCTCTGGTGTTTTGTCACTGCCGGCTGCCTGCATCCTCATCTGGCGCGCGGAGCCTTTGTCGCTTATCGCTGTGGCAAAGTTTGCGGTGTCGGCTTGTGTGGTAATCCGTAGACGCTCGGTGACCTGCTTTGCAAGTTCTTGAGCATGGGTCAACTCGGCTTTTTCAAGGTCTGCTTTGATCCTTTGGAACTCCACAGGATCGGCTAGCTTTGCCGCTATCGCATCGGTGTCGGTGTTATCTGGCACCCCGAGGAGATCCCCGACGACAGCGCCGATTGCTGAGCCTGCAGCCGATGTGCCGCCAGTCAAAAGTGTGCCCGCGATCGTTGGTGCAACTTTC